GACGAGTTCGCACCGGAGAACCCTTCGGCCATCAAGCCGAAAGACATCAAAGGTGTCGTGTATGGATGGGTCGACGGGCTCGCCGACGCGGCGATCGTGGTCGATCGGGATTGGATCAAGGATACCGTCGTTTGCCAGATTAGCTCAACGAACCCGAAGCGGTGCGATGTTTCGGTGACACTGAAACTCGTCGGAAATTCCAACATAATCTCCGTGGATCTGAACTGGGGATTTTACTTCGGCGGCGCCGTAGCGGCCTAGAAAGGAGGCTCTAAAATGCCAGCAATTGGAGGCAGTCCGGAAACAGTCTCTCTCGACGGTCGTGAGTTCACGTGGACCGAAGACAGTGACATTAATCGAAGCCTAGGCGGGTACACGAACACCGTTCTTCAAAACGGCGACGGCTCGTCTCGGCTCATCACAAACCGGAAGGGATGGCGGCTCGAAGGTGGCTCAATCGTTATCGACAATGCGAAAAACGATCAAGAGTACATCGAAACGCTAATCGCTTCGAAGCGCTTTTTTAACGTCGTCGTGACGTACGCCGGCCCGGTGAGCTACGCCGGGAAGGGACAGATCGAAGGTGACGCGAACTTCGCGAATCAGACGGCAAGTATGCCGATCACTCTCGCGGGAACCGGGCAGTTGAAAAAGCTGTAAAGGATCGGGGCTTGTGGCGACGTCGGTACGCTCCGACCTTTACCAGCGATGGGGCGTCGCCGCTTTAAAAAGGAGCAAACGAAAATGACAAGCGAAGTGAAAACACTAGATCTCGAAAATAAAGTCGACGAAGAATCTATCGACACGGAATTCGAGCGATTCATCGAAATGAACGACATCGACCTCGACACCGAAGGTCTCGACGACAACACTCGCCGAGACATCGAAGCCGACATTCGGAAGGTCAAGAGAGGGATCAAAGACGGCCGTATTACCATCGACGACAAAGGTCACGCGACGGTACACCCGAGAGTTAGCAAGGATCAAAAGCCTATCACTTTTGGGTATCTCACAGGCAACGCGTGGATGGAATCCGACCGGAAGAAGGGTCATCAAGACGTGCAAAAACAGTTCGCCGTTATGGGCGCTTGTTCCCGTCGTTCGGTGGCTCACTTCGGGGCCCTTCGTCAAGGGGATTTGAAGTACTGTCAAGCGGTGTTCTCGCTTTTAGCGGATCTGTAGTCATCGAGCTAGTTCGAGAGGGTCAGCTCGGCCTGATACCTTACGAACAAAGAACGAGGTTCAACGTGTATAGAGAGATGTTAATTCAAATTTGTCGGCTCTATCCGTCGTTACCGCCGGTTCGTTCTTTGACTACAGACGAGATCAAGTTTTTCTATCGGGGAATAGTTCCCGAGCTCAAACAAGCGACGAAGCCGAGGTCGAATTAATGCCAGGCCGCAAGAACATAGTTTTAAAAGCCGTTTTCCGAGGCGTCGATCGGATGTCTCGAACCGTCTCGAAGATGGGCCGAAAATTGAAACGATTCGGAGCGGCCGGCCGTCGCACCATGAAGCGCTTAAACCGGGCTATAAACCGCGTTGGAATGGCCCTTGCCACTGGCCTTAAAGCTGGGTTTATCGCCGCGACGGTGGCTCTCGCTGGCCTTGCGGTGGTCATTGGGAGAGTTGCCGGGCAAATGGACAAGCTCGCCAAGCAATCCAAGCGGCTCGATTTCCCGATCGAAGAATTACAGCAATGGCAATTTGTAGCCCAACAAGCTGGATTGACGACCGAAGAGTTCTCGAAGGGGCTCGACACCTTCTCGAAGACGGTCGGAGAGGCGAAGCTCGGCCAGGGCGCCCTAACAACGATGTTGAAACGAAACGACCCGGCGTTCTTGAAACAGCTCAAAAACACGAAAGATACATCGGAGGCCTTCGACCTTTACATCAAAAAGATGCAATCGATCGACGATCCTCAAAAGAGAATGGCGTTCGGAGCTCTCGCCTTCGGTCGAGCCGGGAAGAAGCTCGGGAACATTGCAACGCTTACCGCCGACGAGATCGCGAAGCTCAAAAAAGAGATGCTCGACAATGGTATCGTCACCGCCGAGCAAGCGAAGGCCGCCGAGAATTTTAACGACGCCATGAACTCGATGAAACTTCGAGTTATGGGCTTTTTATATGAGGCTCTCGGGCCGCTCCTTCCGGAGCTCACGAAAGTACTTCGAGAGGTTAGGGCTTGGACGGTCGAGAACAAGGAGCTCATCAAGACGAAAGTGATCGACTTCGTCAAGAAGCTCGTTCAAGGAGCCAAAGACTTCTATCAATGGCTCATAAAGTTTAACGACCAATACAAGCCGATCGAGAAGATCGGGAAAGCGCTCGAGGTGGTCGGTAAATTGATGAATTGGGTCGCCGACAATCCCGACAAGGTCAAGGCCATCGGAACGGCCTTTCTCGTCGCCGCGGCGGCGATCAAGGTATTCACCGCGGCCTTGACAGTGGCGAGCGCAGTCGCGGCCGCTAACCCGCTTGTACTAGCCTTTGCGGCGGCCGTCGTCGGAGTCGGAGCGGCCGTCGTTCAAATTATCCGCTATTGGGATGAATTGAAGATCGCGTTCGGTTGGTTATGGGATGACATCAAGAGCATATTCACAGACGGAATAGGTAAAGTTCTCAACCCGATCGCGTTCCTTGTTAGTTCAGTGAAAGACATTAAAGCGGCGTGGGATCCGACAAAGGGATTTTTCGAAAACCTATGGAATTCTATAGTCGCTGTTTTTGAAGGGGCTTACAATTCGATAGAAGACTTTGTTTCGCGTATCGTAAATACTGTAAAATCTCTTCGCCTGAAAGATCTCTTTCCATCTCATAAAAACCCACTCGGGCTAGTGGGAAAGCTCGCCATGGATTTTGTAACGAATAGCGGAGGCGGGGTAACCACCGACGGCGGCGGCGCGACCGTGCTCCCGTCGACGGTCTCTCCCGAGCAGCTCATGGGCCGAAGTATCGAAGAGAAGGTGTCGACTAACAAGACGGTTCTAGAGATCAAGACACCTCCGGGCACTTCGGCCGAGGTTACCGGGCAAGAAGGAACTAACGAAGGCCTCACGATTCAAACCTCGGGGGGTGCATAAATGTCATTCAGTACCCTAGGCGCCGACGTTCTCGCCGCTCTCGGCCTCGGAGGTGAATACGAAGACTCGGAGGGATGGAACACTCGACTTCTTCCCGCGGCATATCAGCCGAGTACCGTGCACGGGCTCACCGGTGTCGACGGAGGGCCCTTTAAGCTCACCTTCCAGTATGAAGACCTCGAGAAGACTTTCGGCCGTCACAGCTCCGTACACGAATTCTCAGAGGCCGGGAACGCGTACGTTCAACAGTTCGGCAAGATGGGCCAACGGTTCCCCATGAGAATGTACCTTTGGGGCGCCGATGTCGATACGATGGCCGCCGGCTTCGAGACTCTTCTCGGGCTCTCCGGAATCGCGACGCTCGAGCATCCAATGTACGGGCCGAAACAAGTGATACCCGTAGGTGAGATCGTACGGAGAGACAATCTCGTCACCGCGGCGAATCAAGTCATCTTTGACGCGACATTCGTCGAGACGACCGGGCTCATCTATCCGGCCGAACAAGTCGACGCACAATCCGAGATCGCGAACGCTCTCGGAGCTCTCCTCGCCGCTCAGGCCGCTCAACTCGCTCAACAGCTCGATCTTGCCTCTCCGCTCGACGGCCTCGGATTTCTCGACAGTATTCAAAACACCCTCGGGAGTGTCGTCGCCGCGACGAACGTCATTCAAGACGCGGCTCTCGGATTTCAACAAGAATTCGACGACACTTTGAACCTGTTGAGCTCGGCGGCCGGTGGTATCACCGCGACGGGAAGCCTCGCGAGTGAAACACTCGACGCCGTCATCTCGAGTACTCAAACATTCATCGGGAACGGCTCGAACTCGAGTCTTCCACCGACCGAAGTTTCGGCGGCCTATTTCTCGATTTTGAGCTCGATTTACACCGGCGTTATAGACATAAACGACACCCAAAGCATCAACGACTTTCATACGAACGAGATGACGGCCGGAGCTTCAATCGGTTCGGTAGCAAAGAACGCGGCGAACGCTCGTTTCAACACTCGAAACGAAGCGCTCGACTCGGCTCTCGACTTGATGGATCAGCTCAACGCTTACGCAACTTGGGCCGACGGCCTTTATTCTGACCTCGACGCGAACGGGCCCGGCGCCGGGAACGTCGATCTAGGGTACGGCTTTCAGGCACTAGTAAAGCTCGTCGGGCTCACCGCGGGGTACTTGGTCGACCTCTCGTTCTCGTTGAAACAGGAGCGGAGAATCGTTCTAACGTATCCGAGAACGCCTATCGACCTTTGCGCCGAGCTTTACCCCGGGCTCGTCGACGACAATCTCGACTTTTTCATCGCTTCGAACAACCTGTTAGGCCGCGAAGTTCTAGAAATCCCGAAGGGGAGAGAGATCAAGTACTACGTATGAGCGAAAAAGTCACCATAGCGATCGACGGGGCCCGATTTGGGCAGTGGGAAGATCTCTCGATAACTCGCTCGTACGACACTTTCGACACGGCCTCATTCAAGGCGCCATTTGATTCGGAGAATCCAGCTCACCGGGAGAAGTTCGAGCCGTACAAGTTTCCAGCGATTACCATTGACACCGAGACCGAAGAGATCCCTAGAGAGGCGATGGTCACCGGAACGATGTTGACTCCTATCCCGAACGACGACGTCGACCGGTCGACACTTGATGTTTCTTGCTATTCGAAGCCGGGAGAGCTCAACGACAATAATACAAGGGTCGACCACTGGACACCGCGTTACAAAAACCAAACGATCGATGTTATCGCCGAAGACATTTGTGAGCCTTTCGGGATCGGTGTTCAAATGCTTGTCGACGTCGCCGAGATTCCGGAGTTCAAAAACGTCGCGTACGCTATCACGGACAATCCGCTCGGCTTTTTGATAGGGCTCGCGAGACAAAGAGACCTCCTTACGGCCTCGGATGTCGACGGGAATCTTGTCTTCCAACGGCAAACCGATCTAGGCTCTCCGGTGGCGAAGCTCGAGAAGGGTGTATCTCCGCTCAAGTCGTTTCGGATGTCTTCGAACGTGCAAGGCTTCAAAAGCATAGTAACGGCCTTCAAAAAGGCGAGAGCCGGGAACGCGGCCGGGAACTACTACTCGACTCTGAATCCATTCGTAACAGACCTGGATACGCCTTACAGGCCGCAAAATATCACCCTAGGGGATGCAAGGGGCGCCGACGCACAAGAAGGTTCTCTCGCCGCCTACAAGCGCATGATTGCAAATCTATGCACGTACACAGCGACGGTCATCTCATGGCGAGACAAGACCGGGGCCCTTTGGACACCGAACACGACGATTAAGATCAAGGCACCGCGATCGATGGTGTATGACTTTTACGAGTTTTTGATTCGGTCGGTAACTTTTAACAAGTCGGCCAACGTCGAGACGGCGACGCTCACTCTCGGGATTCATGGCGACGCGGAGGCTTTACCATGGTCGAGCTAGGACGAGTCAAAGGCCTCGAGGCGGCCACCGACGACGGAGACAAGACTCTCGAGGTGACGGCTACCACCGCGGACCCGGAAGAAATAGAAGGTTCTCAGGCTTCGCCGGCCGGCTTCGACGGTCAACCGTTGAACGACGATCTCGCCGTAGCGGTAAAGGCTCCCGGTCAAGGTCAATGGGTCATTGTCGGCTACCTGGATTTAAAGAACGGGAGCGGAGTCGCTCAAGGTGAATCAAGACAGTACTCGAGAGACGCCGACGGAAATATCGTTTTTTCGATACATCTCAAAGCCGACGGAACCGCGGAGATCGGCGGCTCGGCCGATACGGCCGTCGGCTTCTCAACCCTGAACACCGAGTTCGAGAAGCTCAAGACGGAGATAATGACGAATCTCGCGGCCATTGCGACCGGGCTCGCGGCGGTGCCTTATACGTACGTACCGACGGCGCTCACTGCCTCACTGGCCGGCGCCGAGAAAGCGACGGTCAAGCTGCCATGACCACTTACGGAAACATCAAGATAGCTCGAGGAGACCTCAAGATTACTTGTACTCCCGACGGCGGAGAGATTACCGTCGGCGGCGGCGAAACCGAGATGGATGTCTTTCTCTATACGGCCTGTTATCTCTCGATGTTCGGTGGCAACGAAGACGACTCCGGCGGAGACGACGAGACTTATTCATGGTGGGGCAACCGAGACGAGCTCGACACCGCGAAACAATACCGAAGCCGAACGCAGTTTTTGATCCGAACGCTTCCGGCGAACTCGACGAACATTAAGCGAATCGAAGAAGCCGTAAAACAAGATCTGCAATGGATACTCGACGAGCGAATCGCAAACGAGATCAGCGTCGGCGCACAAATGGTGCAGCCGAAACGTATTCGAATCATTATTGTTATCCGCGCCGAAGGCGAGCTAAAGACGTTCGAGTTCGTCGAGAATTGGCTCGCCATGGCCGAAGAGTTCGGTCGACAGGTATTACCGCCGGCCGACGAAGAAGACTATTTGATAACAGACCCACCGGGAAGCGAGTTTATACGAGATGACTCGTCGAGCGAGTACTTGATAGAAGGGTAAGAACCATGTCAAAAAGACATTCAATTGTAGGAACGGGATCAAGACACGCGTTACACAATTTCGAGTACGCCGACGCGACGGCTCGGCTCGCGGCGAGCGGATTCCTCGCCGAGAACTTGTATCAAATCGCAAAACAAGACGACGATGATTCCCTTTGGATGTTAACGGGGATCGGCCCGGCGACTTGGCTCGAGATTCAAACGGGGGTTGGCACCGGTGTTTGGTCAAGAGCCGGAACGATTCTCTCACCGACCACTTCCGGCGACACTGTCCAGGCCGGAGACGGGACGCTAGGGCAGCCATCCTACGCCTTTCAAGGAGATGTCGACACCGGCTTTCGGCTTCCGTCGGTTGGCGAAATCGGTGTCGTAATTGCCGGCGCTCAACAGGCGAAATTCGACGCGACCGGGCTCGACATCGACGGAGCGATTACCCTCGGAACGGGAACTTCGGTCGATGAAATCTCTACCGATGGCTCATTATCGGCGGCGACCGACGACCTTCTGTACACCGGACTTGCTGTAAAAACCTATTGCGACAATCTGCTCGAGACGAATGACGCTCTCGTTTTCAAAGGCGTTATTGATTGCTCTACGAATCCCGATTATCCGGCCGCCAATAAGGGTCATACCTACAAGGTGAGCGTCGCCGGGAAAATCGGCGGTGCGTCGGGAGAGAACGTCGAGATCGGTGATACTCTTTACTGTATCGTTGATAGTTCCCCCTCCGGAGACCAAGCAACAGTGGGATCCAATTGGTGTATTGTTCAAACGAACATCGACGGGGCAGTCATCGGGCCGAGCTCGGCCGTCGACAGGTCGATCGCTCTCTTCGACGGGACAACCGGCAAGCTAATACAGGATTCCATCCCTACTATCGATTCCAGCGGCCGAATAAGGGTCGGGACCGGAACCGAAGGTAACCCCGAAATCTCTTTCGTAAGTGATGTAGATACGGGCATTTGGAGAACTGGAACGAACAATTTCCGATTTGTCGCGGGCGCGACGTCCATTGCAGGTATCAGCTCCGCAGGCCTCACGATGTACGATGGTCAGATCCTTGCCTTAGACGGAACGGTTGCGGCCCCGTCGTATTCTTTCGTGACACAGCAGAATACAGGGATCCGGCTGTTTTCCAGGGGCGGTGGCAACTACGACATGATCTTTCAGAACGCTGGCACGACGCGCCTGGAAATCAGCGCCATAACCCCACACGTTTCTGTGAACGGTAACTTCAGTGTCCTGGGTGACATTGACGGGTACGATTGCGCCCTGTCTGGATACCTACAACTCACCAATGGCGGCACGATCCAGACAACGCTGAATGGAGACATCACACTCGATCCAAATGGTACAGGCCTTGTTCGAATTGGTAATACTGGTACACCTGGAAGATCTCCAAAGTTTTACACCGATCAAACCGTTGAATTTGATGGGGTTGTGTATTCTGATAATGCTTTTACGGCTAACCGGATTTACATCGGCAGTAGTAGTTATATGCAGATTCAAACGGTCACCGACGATGGGACTCACTTTGGTATAGGCAATGTCAGCGGAGGCGGAAACAGACATCTTATTTTTTGCGATCGCGACTGGGTCCTTAGGGACTTCGACCACGACACACAGAGCGCAAATCCAACAATTTTTATACATTCGGTCACAGACCCAAATATCAGCAACACCGAATGGGGCTCGCTGCTTTACAATGCCGCCACCAAGGAGTTCAGGATTGGGGCGGGCGAGGGCGCGATCTATGCAACCGCCGCTTTTCGGCCATGGGTCCGAATCACATCCGAGATGACCGGGCTTAGTCCTGATAACGGATGGATGATATACAATAGTGACTATCAGAAACCATGGTACTACAACGGCACTACATGGCAAGTGAGCGGGGAGACTATCCAGCTACAAAATCGTTCCGGGGGAACGAGAGTCGCCGGTGACGTTGTCATTATTGATACTGGTAACGCGAAAGCCGTTACTACTACAACTTTATCTTTTAATGAACTTTGCACCGGTGTGGTTGTTATCGGCGGAGCGAACCTCGCACAAATGACGATAGCATATTCTGGAATTTGGCCGGTCAAGGTTACCGGGGCGGTATCTATTGGGGATTCCCTGTGTACTTCTACGACGGCAACCCGCGCTTATGCACCCGGCACTACTGGCGAATTTGGACAAATGGCGAGGGCTTTGGAAGCGAATGCAAGCGGCACCGCCACAATAGACGCTCGAATCGGATGCGTTTCGGAGGTTTTCTAAAATGGCGTACAATAACTACAAATCGATATGGAAAGATATTGTTGACAATGCCGGCACAGATCTGGCCGACATCATCGCGGCACTGCAAACAACAGCTTGTTTTTTTCAGTTTTTGTCAATGAGAGACTGGACAAGAGCCCGATCGTGAGTGGATGATAACTCCGGCTTGACGTCGGATCAAAAGACATATGTCAAGGGTAAAATACCAACCTAAAAAGGAGCAAACGAAAATGACGAAAGCAACGAAGAAAAAGAAACCGGTAGCGAAGAAGGTCACTCCGATCAAGTCGGCGAAGAAGGCCGCGGCGGCGAAGAAGGCCGCGCCGACGGCCGAAGGCAAGCTCGCCGAGCTCCGGGCTTCGCTCGACAATTTGAACAAAGCTCATCAGCAGCACGCCGGCCAACTACAAGCAATCGAGCAACAAATCTTGATGACACAAGGAGCGATACAAACGCTCGAGGAGCTTTCCGGGGCAAAGAAAGACGGCTAGAAAATGCGAACGATCTCCGAGGTAAACACCGCGATAATTAGCCAGCTCGAGCTAGAGCTCAATAAGGTCTTACCGCTCTTTCCGAAGGCCGCGAATCGCGTTATCTCGAAGATGCTCGCCGGCGCCTTTATCTTGCTCGGGAAGTACCTCGGGGTGTCGTTCTTCCAAATGTTCGTTGTTACCGCGACTTGGGAGCAAATCGAGATAGACGGGAAGTTCGTCAAGCCTCTCGAGCTTTGGGCCGACATCTTCGACGTCGGAGCTCCCATCGGCGACACTCACGCCGAGCTAGAGATCGAGATACCGACCACCGCGGCCGGCGACACCATCAAAGCGGCCTATCAGTTCCGGCACCGGCCGAGCGATTTAATTTACTTGTGTACGGCCGACACCGTCACCACAACGCCGACGACTACGGTTCCGGTACAATGTACCACCGGAGGCGAGATCGGCAACCTAGACGCCGGTGTCGGTGTTGTGCTCGAAGTGGTTGAGCCTCGGTCTTCGATAGCGGATTCGGGAACGGTGTCGGCTCTCACTGTCAACGGTGCCGACGGAGACACAGAGAGTGTTTACCGTCAAAGGATACTGGACCGGGCAAAACTTCCGGCCGAAGGTGGGGCGCCTTACCATTATTGGACGTGGGCCACATCGGTAGACGGGATTCCGTACGCTTACCCGTACGTTTCGACCATCATTCCGACGGCCGTCGAGATATACGTCGACACCGAAGACGGTTCGGCACCGACGGCGGCTCAACTCACCGCGGTCGAGAACGCGGTCGAAGCCGAGCGGCCGGTGAGCGACAAAGTCGACGTCGCCGGAGTGACGTTCGTCTCTTTCGACGTCGAAGTTCGAGACCTAGATTCGAAGAATCTCAACGACGCGAAGACGAGAATAACGACGGTAATCAAGAATTACTTCCGGAGCCGAGAGCCGTTTATCGATGGCGTATCAAAGCTGCCAGCGAGAGACATTCTGTCATCGGGAGAAGTTCAAGGTCTTGTGATGGAAGAAGCGGCGAGAATCAACGCGACGCTTTCCGGTGTGTCTATCACCTTGGCGACGGTGCCGGTCGTTCTTTGGTACTTGGGCCGAGATAACCAAAACCGCGGGAAGAAGGTCACCGCGGCCGTCACGTATCCCTAGGAGGGTATTATGTCAATGTGGAACATCTTCCGACATCTTCTCCCGAGGGCGCACGCGTGGCGGGTTTTTTTCGAAACACAGATTTATGACTTCTTCAAGGGCTTAGGTCAAGCGATTGTAGACGACCCGATCTCCGAGAGCGACAAAACGACTCTAGGAGTGTTTCCGGAGTTCACCGAAGACCTTGACGAGTACGAAGAGCAGTTCAACATCCTACCGGTCGAAGGCCTCACCGACGCCGAAAGAGCGGCCAGGATCGAGGCGGCCTGGAAAGCTATCGGAGGTCAAAGCCCTTCGTATATCCAAGGGGTACTTCAAAAAGCCGGCTTCGACTTGTACGTTCATGACTGGTACGATCCGAGCTACGTTCCCCCGCCGGTGCTTCCGGTCATCAAGGCCGAATGCGGAGAAACCCCGATGGAATGCGGCGAAGAGTTCGCCGAATGCGGAAACACCGAAGATCAAGGCATAGCGAGCGGCGAGGCCTGGAATCCGATAGACTATATCGTCACTCCCGGAGTCCCGTACAAGCTCTTAATCAACAAAGACTACACCGTGAGCGTCGACTTTTATGGGGAATGCGGCGAGCCTCTCGCCGAATGCGGCGAGCCTACGATGGAATGCGGGAACTATTCGGCCATCAATTACGACGAGACGCTCTTTTATATCGCTCCATACTTGTCGGCCTGGTACTATTATATATACATCGGATCACAAACTTTTATTAGCGCGGTGAACGTTCCGAGCGAGCGAGCCGACGAGCTCGAGGATCTCGTTCTAAGCTTGTGCCCGACTCACAAAAAGATCGTTTTATGTGTCAACTACACATAAGGGAAGGATAGAAAACAATGGCAATCTCACCGAAAGACGTCTTCACCGGAAAAATCGATATTTCCGACTTGATAAACTACCCGCTCGGGAAGGCGAGAGATGTCGCGGTAGCCGGAGACGGAACCGGAACGCCGTTCGTCGCCGCTCTCGTAAATGACATCTTTGGTTTGCAGCAGTGGCTACTGTCCAAGGCCGGGATCACTGCGAGCGGAACGAATGACGGGGCCGTAACTTCTCAATACGGCGACGCGATTCGAAAAATCTCGGGCTATCCAGGGAAAATGGATATAGTGACTTGGCCAACGATTCCGACCGGGCTCCGGGCCTTCTTTCTTGATGGCTCGATGGGGGCGACAGTATCCGTCGCAACGTATCCCGATCTAGTTGCCGCCTCTTATGTCGGAGACGGAAACAACGCGGCCGCGCACGCCGCCGACGGTAAATTCTGCAAGACCTCCGACGCGGCCGGCCTCACTCCAAGTACATCGGGAGCCTACCTTACAATTCCCGATATGCGGTTTCGAGCTCCTCGAGGACTCGGCGGAGGCCGCTACATGGGCCACTACGAAGCCGATCAAGTTCAGTCGCATAACCACTTGATAGTCGACGTCACCGCGGCGGCCGGCGTTCAAGACGCCTACATCGGCGCTACGCTCTCCGGAACCGCCGGAACGATCGACGGCCTAGGCCATCCTCCGGCCGGCCCTACGCAGGCCAGGGGGGACGCGGTCGCCGATAACGACGAGATGGGAGAAGCGATCGGAACTCATGGCGTCGCTCGACAGGATAGCACCGGCTCGACAATAACCGGTCATGGCCGAGTCGGAACCGAAACCCGAATGATGAACGTCGGGATCAAGTATATTCTTTGGTACTAGACAATGAAGACCACCGAACAACTCCGAGAGCTTATAATCACGCAGATCGAAAACGAGATCGGTCAAGCTATACCCATCTTTCCGAAGGTGTTCTTTCGAGTGCTGGCTAAGGTGGTCGCCGCGGTCTTTATTCTGCTTTATAAACGCGTCGGCTTTTACGCGTTACAACGGTTCGTCAAGTCGGCTTCCTGGGATGAAATCGAGGTGAACGGGGTGCTCGTTCGGCCGCTCGTTCTTTGGGGGGAGCTCATCGGAGTCGGGCCGCCGAAGGTCGGAGTTCAGGCCGAGTACAATGTTCAGTTTACCCTCGAGGAGGGCGCCGAAGATCAATACTCGACCGGGATCAAAATGATGCACGAAGCATCGAAGATTATGTTCAAGACGGTCGAGTTCTTGAACACCACCGAGCGGCCGATTTGTAAAGTTCGAGCGTTTGCCGACACTCAAGGGAACGCCGGCGCCGGCGACCAAGGGAACTTGGCTCTCACCGAGATGACTCTCGTCAAGCCACCGGCCGGCCTCGGTAAAAAGGTCGATATGCTTCTTCAAACGAAGGAGGGATTTGACGCCGAGACCGAAGCCGAGTATCGAGAGAGAGTCGTCGAAGAGTACAAGGTTCGGCCGCAGGGGGGAGCCTACGTCGACTTTCGGAAGTGGGCTCTCGAAGTGCCTGGAATCGTCGAGGCGTACGTATACACCGGATATGTCGGAGAGGTCATTGTGTATATCGCCGACAACGACGGTTTACCAAGTGCCGAACAAATAGAGCTAGTCGAAGAGTCTATCACCCTCGGAACTAGAAAGCCGATGACGGCTGGGCTCTCGGTTCTTCCGATTACACAAACCGAGTTTTCGATTATTGTCGAGGGACTCTGGGCGCCGACGGCCGCGCTCGAGACCACCGCCGAGGAAAGAATCGAGGTCGCTCTTCGGGATTTCATGGAAGGGCGCGAGCCGTTTATTCATGGTATGAGCATCTATCCCCGGAAGGATCGATTTCTCACCGCTCAACTTTTGGGGATTGCTTCGGGAATGGCGTCGAGCGTCGGAGCGAGCGTCGACATCGTCAGACTGTACAAGGGCGGTGTGCCGATTCCGGCCTATGGGCTCGGCCATGGAGAGACGGTTCTCGTGGACATCTCATTTGCTGCCTAGATACTTCTTGTAGTTGTCTCTAACCCAAGTGAAGGCGCCGTTCTCGATTTTGCGAGAGCGCTCGTTCAACTTCTTTCGGGCTATTCTGATATGCCGGCTTTTGAGAAAGTGAATTTTCTTCATTTGATCGACGTAGTAACCGGGGCCGCGGTCTTTCACCCCAAACAAAAAATCGAACTCCATATTTCGGGTATACGCGAGGACTTCGTCGTCGCGTCGGAACTTTTGGGAGAAGATGTAAGAGGCCAGATATAAAGGCCAGCCTTTCGACCGTTGTCTCTCGATGTGCCGGAGCTCATGACATAGCTTCCGGCACAAAGACTCTTCGTTAAGCTTCTCGAGGTTTTTGACGAATATCACTTTTCCAGCCTTAGCGAAGGCGCCGGCCTTGGCGAACTTCCAAAACAGCGGAAAATTCGTCTCTCTCATGTCCCGAATTTCGACACCGTGCTCGGCGGCGAGCCAAGTCGAAAACTTCTTTTTATCCGTCGGCATTGATAAGACCTTTCTCCGCTTTTTCGGCGGCGAGTTTTTCGGCCGCTTCGGCTTTTTCTCTGAGCGCTTTCTTCTCTTCTCGGAGGGCTTCGATCTCGGCCTTTTTTTCTTCGATGAGCGTCGCGTTATTGTCTCGCTCTTCTTTGAGGGTTTGCTTCTCGTTGTCTTCGGCGAGGAGCGCTTGACTTTGCGCTTCGGCGACCTCGGTTCTCTCGTCTCTGGCTTGCTTGGCCAGTTCGGCTCTTTTGGTGAGAGCGGTCTTCTCGGCCTCGAGAGCGGCCTTGTCGGCTTCGAGCTCCGTCTTCGCGGCGGTGAGCTTGGCGATTTGTTCGTTTAGTTCGTCTTTGGTTGGCATGGTGTCACCTTTCTTTGTCCGGCGTTTGCCGGGGTTGTTTTAATAGTATTCTTTCCTGAGCAGTGGAAAAACCACGGGCTCTTCTTCGTCGCTCTCGACGTCGGCTTTCCGAGTCCATTCTCGGAACTCGACGAATTCAATTTGTTCGGCCTCGGCTCGGGTCGCGTACTCACTAACGATGAGCTCTCCTTCGAAGTGGTTTACAGTCGGGAAGTAATAACTTCTTTCGGGCCATTCGTCGGGCTCAAGCTCGTCGGCCTCGACGAGAAGCCAGCCGTCGGCCGGATTCGGGTCGGGAACGGTGACGAGCTCACCGTCGGGGAACTTGAACACTCCGCTCGATGTCTCTTCGGTGTCGACGTTCGCCGTTTCGATAACTCTCTTTGTGCAATTCAGAAACGGAGAGAATTCGCGAGAAAATGCATCGGCCAGTTTTTCGACGGCCTTGTTAAAACTTGCTATAGCGTCTTTTGAAGTAACCGACTTCTTGAGGGCACCGGTTGCGATCGGCGCTTTCATTTTGACATCTATCGCGTTCGTCTCCGGGTTGATCTTTAAGTCGAGGCCGTTTTTCGAGGCTTCTTTTTTCATGGCGTTGGAAACCGTTCCGATAGTTGGCCCGAGCTCTTGTTCGATCCGTTTCTCGCATAGAAATTCAGACGGCAAAACATGAACAGGCGCACCGGCAGGTATGCCAGCGAGAAAACCGGCGGCCGCTCTCGATATTTCGGAACCTTTGCCGAACTTCTTTTCAAGCTCTTCAAACGGCAATCCTTCCCCGGTGACGTTTTCATGGAATCTCTTGACTAGCTTTTTCTTGATCCCCCCATCCATTTTCGGCTCTTCCGGAAAGGCCTCGCGAAAGTGTTTTTCACACATAAAAAAGGGCCCGGGATCTGCGTCTAATTCACCGTTAACCGATCGATGTAAAAAGGCGTCTTTTTCGCACATGGCGAGCCCGCCGACACCATTGTCGACCATTTTCTCACAAACGGTTCCCTCGGCGGCCTTCCATTTCCAGTCTTCTTTTTTTCCGAGATGTTCATCACACATTATTATTTGCTCCTTACATGATCGTGAGTTTTCTTCCAAAGATTATACCTTCTTCGAATTTTGCTTTTCGCTTTTTCGCTCTTCGGGTCGCACTTGCCGGTAGCGTATCCGTTGAATCCTCGATTGTGGTCTTTGCACCATTGGACGTTTACCCGAAGCCAGCACGCACCGCACATGATTTGATCTTCGAGAGCTACCATCTCGCCGCACGCGTCGCGACACCGCTCATCTGTTCGGCCCATGGGCCCGACTTGCATGATTCCGACCTCGCCGAGAGTTCCGACGTCTTCGGTTTTGTAGCGCGATTCATGCCAGCCGATAGAAACGAGAAACAAGGCCGGAAGCTCGTACGCTTCTTGAGCGGCCGTAAACGCCCTTCCAAGCCGGATGAAGTCGGCTTCGGGGTTTACGTCGCGTTTTAGTTCTTTGACGTACTCAAGGCCGCGAACGACCTCCTCGACGGTGTACCTCTCATTCCAGGCCGAGCGGCTCGGGAGAGACTTCGCCGAGAACGACGCAAGAAACGCCAACAAGAACAGGCCGACAAATAACACCAAGTACAATTGAATCGATTTTCTCAAAACTTCGAACCCTTTCCGCTCCTGTGAATTATGGCCCAATTGTACACCATCGAGACGACGGTAGCAATTGACCGGAAGGTCTAGATTCTACGGGCTTCCTTGAGAATCGATACCTCATGAATCAAGACCCGAGTTTGGGCGCGGAGCTCCGACAGTTTCCTCACCGCGGCCAGTAGCACTTGGGGGTTGCTTAAGGGCCCGGCTTCGTGGTTTGTTTGGAGCTCGACCCGGAGCTCATTAATCAGAGAGGAAAGCGGCGCCGGTGTCGGTGTCGGTGTCGGCGCTTTCAATTCGAGTTGACCGTTTTTCGTCGTCGGTGGCTCCAGCTTCTTTGGATCCTTGGCGCCTTTCTTTTTACCGTGAGTGTCTACGGTAGGGTCGGCTCTCCACAGTCGGATCAATTGCGCCCATCTATATCCCGACAGGTTTCGGTTAAATTTTTGAAATAAAAAAAAGCGACGATCCTTTCCAATGTCTCTTGATCCTCGGTCAATATGCCAATATTTTGTGAGCTCAACCAATTGCTTTTTATCTTCAAGTGTCCATCTTCTATGTCCCATTTTTCTTTGCTCCTTTTTTGTTTGTTAAAACGGTATATCGTCGCCGTCGGCCGGCGGCGGGTTGTAATCGTTTCGAGGCGGCCGCTCTCGCCGTCTCTCTTCGCGGTGTTGACTCCGGGCCCGGGATTGGTTCCCGCGGCTCTCCGGTCCGCTCCGGGGCCTTTCTCGGCGCTTGCCTTCTTCGATCGGTGCGACAGAAATTGACTGATACTCTCGGCCGTCGCGAGTCTTTTCCCACCATGACGAAATCCAAAAAAGCCGGCCTTCGATGTTTATGGTTCCCCGCTCGTCGGGCTGGCTCTCCTTTTCCTTCTTCTCGTTCCGGAACATCGAGCCCCGGTTTGTCTTGTGTTCGTAGTCACCCATGGGTACCCCTTAAATCAATTTTTCTTGAAGTTCGTCGGCACTCATCGGCCGCTCACGTATCATCACACCGGTGTCGCTTCGATAGTGCTCGACTCTCTTGTTCTCATAGTCGAAGTGAATCTCGACCTCGACTTCTCGGTGTTCGAGACCGGTGTCGATAGCGGTGTAGAGAACGCGGCGAATCTCCTCGAGCTCGTCGAGCCGGTCTTTGTACCCCTTCATGACGATTTTCTTCTCGGCCTTGATCTCGTCGATGGTCTTCGACTTCTCGGCGAGGTCGGTCGCGAAGGAGGCTAGCTCTTCTTTGGTCAAATCGACCGGGAGCTTCTCCGTTCGAATCTCGATTTTCTGCTCTCGGCAAGCGACTCTTCGCTTCTGTTTTGGCTCTTTCTGTTTCTTGTCGGCCTTGGCCTTCTTCTCGGCCTTCTTCGCTTCTTCGGCCGCGGCGGCCTTCTTGTGAAGGTCGAGGAGAATCGTCGTTATATCCCGGCGCGTATATTCGGGAACCTCCGGGAGGTCGTTTCGAGCGTAATCGGCCCGGCCGTCGTCGGGGTCTAGGGTGCCGACGGCCACTTCGTTGTCTTTCGAATCATGTACGATGAAATCAAAACCCGAAAATCGCGCCTTGTAGGTTTTCCCACCGACCTTGAATTCCTTGGTTGAAAGCTTCGGCATTTTCTTTGCTCCTTTGAGTGGCCTCGGCCACTGTTAAAACGACCTTCGGCCGGTCGTCGGCTTCGATGTAAATCTTTCTTTTGAGTACCAGACAGACTTGAGAATCGTCGGCCCATAAGACACCATTTGCGCCGTCGAGAATGGCCTTTTCGAGATTATCGATGTCGGGCTTCTTGACGTGCCAAAAAAGAAAACGAGAGTATGACTTTGGCCGCGGCATATGGAAATCTAGACACACGAATACCGGTGAGCCGGCCGGAATCATCTCCGGGCGCCGGCCCATCACTTGAAGTCGGGCGAACTCTTTCCAGGCCTTCGACTTGAACGGATCTCTCATGGTGACCCGTTTTTTGCCAAAACGGGACGCTCGCGCCCGGCCTTGAGCGACCGGCGCTCCGTAAATGACGAAGGTCCGCATCTAGTTCATGAGCTCTTGAACTTGTCGCCGGGCCCGGTGCCAGACCATACAGGCTTGACACGCCTCGGGATCGTCGTCGCCGCGGCCGCCACAAGTACATTCCGCTCGAACCGCGTCGGCCAAGGCCTTTGCCATTCGTTCGATCAGTTGTTCTCGTTCTTGATTGGACATTTTGTCCTCCTAGTCTCCTTTTCCGTCTCGATTCGCCATGACGGCGACGAGACCGGCGCTAGAATCCTGTTTAAAGTATATTTCGACCCGTTGACCGTCT